GAAGCAGCATTGAAGAACAACAAGCTTCAATCATGGCTGAAGATGACGAAGATGAAGACGAAGAAAAAGCAATGCACGCAGGCAAAATGAAAGCAGAAGATGATGATGACGATGATGACAAAGACATTGAAAACGCATACAAAAAAGTAGAAATGGCAGACGATGACGAGGACGAAGATGAAGAAAAAGCTATGTTGAAAAAATCAATAAAGCAACTTCAGAAACAAATCGAAGCGTTAGACATTTCTAAAGCAGTAAAAGAAGAATCCGAGAATAGACTACGAAAAATGGGATTCAAGGAAGAGAATGGATTACAGAGACCACAATTGAGCACTAACGTGTTTGGAGCAGATGAAACTCCAATCAAGAAGGCTCAAACTGTGAACGATGTAGTTGACCAACTTACTAACTTGTCATACAAAGAACTCAGAAAAATGCAAGAGTTCAAGAGACAAGGACTAACAGAGAACTTGCCAGACGAAATCGCAAATCTCTAAACTTAAATTAAACTAGAAAAACGAGAGGATAATAATTATGCCTTCACTAAGTGAATACATATCTCAATCGAATAGAGGACTAAACCAGTCTGTATTCGGTCCTGAGTACTTATCAAAAGCGTTTAATGCAGCGAACACAGGAACTGCTGATGCAATCTATACGACTACATCTGCGGATAACGTGTTCACGTCTACTTTCGGAAGAAAAGTATGGCAGTCATTGAACAACCAAACTCGTTTCTTCAACGCAATCCCAAGAACAGTTTTCGGTAACACCGTTGGTTGGAGGGTGAGAACAGATAGAGGTACACAAAGGTCTCGACCAATAACAGAGACTGGTAGTCTACCAGATATCGATGTTTCAAACCTAGAAACAATCTCTAGCTTGCCTAAGATTATTTCTACTTCATTCGGTGCTTCTGTGAAAGCAATGTACACTGCCCAATTAGAAGGTGGTGTCGGTGACGTATTAGCGTTGGAAAACGAAAACGCACAACTTGACCACATCAAGGAAATGAACCAAGAGCTATTGCTACCAAACACAGTAGCAAACATTGCGGCTGGTGGTTCAACTACAGATGCTAACGTAACAAGTGGTTCTGACTTAAGAGTCGGTGACACAGTAATGTTAGTGGATGCTGGTTCAGCAACAGCAAATACACCAGCAATTTCTGCAATTTCTGGTACTGATGTAACATTCGGTAGTGCACTATCAGGCACGCCTGCAAACGGTTCTTCAACTGTAGCAGACAACCTATCAGTGCAAACTAGAGCAGGATTAACATCAATTGATGATATCGTTGCAATTAACAACGATGCAACAGTTGGTAACGGTGGTGTACAGAGGTTCGCTGGAGCTTATGACTTAACTACAGCAAACAGAACTTCAGGCACATTCGGTGCTGCTGCTACTGTAAAAGGTAACAGTGGTGTTGGAAGAGACCTATCTCTAAACCTACTTGATGACTGTATNCAGTCTATCAGGACAAATGGTGGAGAACCTAAGTTAATTCTTATGGGTCACGACCAATACTTTAAATTAGAGAGATTACTTAACTCNCAACAGAGATACATGGGACAGGAAGAGTACCAAGTNGGNGTAGGTTCTGAAAAGACCTTCCCGGGTACAAGAACTGGACTAGTTCTCGCAACTTACCAAGGTATTCCAATTCTACCAGATGCAGACACTACTAAATCAGAGGCTGCTTCAGGTGGTTCAAAATTGGGTTCAAACGTATACGTATTGGACACAGACTACCTTGAAATCGCTGTCGCTCAACCTACTCAGTATATTGAGAACAGAGATTACTTCGCAGCTGACGCACTTGTAGTCAGAGGTTTGCTATACACAATGGCAGAGTTCAGAGCTTACAGGTTTGACGTACAGGGTGCGATTTTAGACTTAAACTCATAGTCTTATAATATATGGGGATGGGAACTTACTCATCCCCATATCTATAAGGGGGAAATAAAAATATGGCATTAACAATAACAAATCCCGGTTCATCAAGTGACGTAACTGGAGTTCCCGGCAATATAAAGTATGTTATTAAAGACATTACTTTTGATGACTCATATCCNACTGGTGGTGAATCTTTCACTGCTACACAGATGGGGTTAGAGGAACTATACATTGTTCTTATTTCACAAAAATCAGANGGTTATGTGGTACAATATGACTACACTAACGAAAAGTTTGAAATTTATGAAGCAGGTGCAGACGGTGCCGCATTGGACGANCTTGGTAACACAGCAGATGCGAGTGGAATTGCAATTAGAATAATTGCTTACGGAAAGTAAAATGTCCACAAAAATAAATCTACGATATTAAAGCTGTCTTAGAGCAACTTTCTAGGCAGCTTCGTAGAGGACTATATGATTAGGAGAACAAATACATGTCAATAACAAACGATTATTTTGACTCAGCGTCTTTTGAAACGTGGCAATCNGACCCAAGTACAAGAACCGCTGTGCAACCATGGGACAGATACGTCCCTTTTAGTGGTTCAGTAGGCACAAGTGCTGCCGATGTAATAAATGTATTTTCAAGTGCATATTACGACATAGACCAAGGGGCAACTACAGCAAATCTAGAATTACCTTATAGTGGTAGTCCCGGCATAAATAGAATTTTAAACCCATCAATAGAGAATACAGATATATCAGAATTTACAGCAGNGGGGTCAGCTATNTCAAGAACAACTGGAGCNCCTTTCTTGGGCACAGCAGAATTGACATGTAACCCAGNGAACTCAGCAGCTAANGAAGGATTNACTGTNACTACAGATACTTTAGCTGGAGGCACATCAAGAAGCTCAGATGCATATTTATGTGCACAAGGAATGGTAAGAGGTGCATCAGCATCAGGAGATGCAGTAATCCAAATTTTAGATTCTAGTGATTCTGTCTTAGCTACTAGTGAAGCAGTTAGCTTAACAACATCTTACCAAAGAGTATCAGTACATTACAAACTTCCAGTAGGTGGGGCAACTTATAANNTTAAGTTCTGCTCAAACACTCAGCACAATATCAATATGTTGTGGGATGCGTTGATGTATGATAAAAGAAAAGACACAAAAGTTATTGATTACATAGATGGTAACCTTGCTGGTGGTAACACATACCAATGGGAAGGGACTACAGACCTATCAAGGTCAAGACATCTATCTCCAATAGGTGCGATTAGAGGAATAAGCATTAGAAACACTCACGCATCCAATGTATTATATGTAGCGTTTGATACTGTTGCAGAAGCAAGTACAGCCGCTTTGAAATTAACTGGTAATGATACTACAGAACATAACTTCTTTGCTAGCACACATCCATTAGACTTCAGAAAAAATGTATCTGTAATAGGTAGTGGGGCTAGCACAACTTACGAAGGTGTGATTTGGGGAGTTGCATCCCCTGTAGGATAGGAGAAACAATGGTTACTATGGCTAGTAATACTGAATATAAAAGCTGGCTTTCGTCTGAAGACGAGACTATTGTATCTCTTGAAAAAGCACAGTCTGGTAGAACCACGCTTGAAGACATCGCCGATGGTTTAGATGAGTATAAAAGATTGCACATCGCGGGTCTCGCATCTCCAGCTGAACTAGTAACTTTACACAGAGCTTTCCCTGACAACGTGGAATATGAAGAAGCCTGTGAGGCTCTTAAAAACGATGAAGGTGAATTTTCATTTATGGTTGTTGGAGGTCCCGCATCAGTAGAAGTTGTTGATAGAGAAGGACATCTTATTACAACAGATGCTCTTAAAAAAGCATTTAAGAAATACATGAAGAACTTTAGAGGCAGAAACGTAATGGTGATGCACTCTGATGTTCAAGTAGGGCACGCATTACCTGTGTACATTAGTAAAGCAGGGAACGTATTTAAGAGTGGTGTTGATGACAAAGGGCTGTTCTTCATAGCAGAACTTAGAGATGACACTAAAATATCTAACAGAGTAAGAGACCAAATTGAAAAGGGTGGTATGAAGTCTTACTCTATTGCAGGAAGTGCTACTAAGAGTAAAGATATAAAGAAATCTGATGGTAGTTCCATACTACAAGTAGATGATATGGAACTAGCAGAAGTAACTATATGTGAAAAGGGAGTAAATCAGAACGCTCATTTTGAATTACTTAAAGGTGATAAAGCGGAAGGGTCATGTGTNGACGGNAGTTGTTTAACAAAGTCTCACGACCCAACTCCCGAACCAGAAATAATCGCTATCTCTAAATCAGAGATGCCTTCATTTAAAAATCTGTTTATGAGTTGGATAGCCAAAGAAGAAAAAGACTCTGACAAATCTACAGCGATGGCTATTGCAACTGCACAAGCTAAAAAAGAAGGCTATAAAAAATTTACTGATGGTAGTCCCGGAGACAATAGAAGGGATAAACTAGCCAAAGAAATTAAAAGAAGTCTAAAGAAAGCATTCCTTAGAAAAGATCTTACTGATAGAGAAAGAAAATCTATTGAAATGATAGAAAGAGACTTACAAACTTTTAGGGAACAAGTCCCATATCATGAGCAAACATTCTTCCCTGAAGGCAGTTTGGAGAGAGAGAATGTCATAGTAGACGAGAAGGTTCCGGGAGGATATAGATTAGTTGACCCAGAACAAATAGGTTTAAGACGAGATAAAAATAACCCGTTTGGATATAAAGTAAGTTCAATTCCTATGATAGCTGATTATCAGTATGGCACAAAGACATATCCTAGCACTTCATTAAGTGAGCCAGAAAGTGAAAGTAGAGTGCCTTTTCCGGATACATATACCATGGCTGTGGGGGATACTGATACTGGAATAGGTAGACAAACTAGACAAAGACTGACTGAAAACATTACTGATGAACTTGGAAACCCCTACACGGGTCCTTATTACAGAATACCTATACGCCCACAACAGAAAGACAATCAAAGTGGGACCAAAGTACAAACACTAACTAAACAATTATTTTTAGATAAACTAAAGGAGATAGTATAATATAGTATGAAGAAAGAAACATTCCCAAACATTAAAATAGAAATTAAAGCCGAAGGTTTAGCTAAAAAGATTTTAGGAAAGCCTGCGGCATCAACACCGTCTGTTTACGGTGAAGAAAAACCCGAAGGTAAAAACTTACCTAACATAAGTATTAAGGGTAAAAACCAAGAGTTACAATCTCTTTTAGAAACATCTAACAAAAAGCCAGTATACACTGGGTTAGTTAAACAGGCTTTAA